TCAGTAAGGTCAACATCGCTAGAACCGAAACCAGAACGAGTAGTTTGAGTAGCACTAACAATCGGTACATTACTTTCCACAGCAAGTCCACGAAGTTCTTCCGCAATCGCCTTGATAAACGAATATGAATTAACATTACTTCCTGCTTTGTATCTTGAAGATGAACATATGTTCAAATAATCTATGAATATTATATCAGGTTTAAAAGATTTTTTCAATGCTAACTCATTTAACAATGATTTAAAATGCCCTGAATGAGCAGATGCAGTAGGATATTCTTTAATGATAAGAGTGCCTTGTGTCTTCTTTGCAATACTATCAACCTTCTTATCAAACATCAATTTGGGAAGATCTGTTATATCCTGAATATTGACATTAAGTAAATTAGCATCGATCCTCTCCGCAATTTTTTCCTCTGCCATTTCAAGAGTGATGTAGAGAACGTTTTTTCCTTGGAGTAATGCACTGCTAGCCACATGGCACATAAATAAAGACTTTCCAACCCCTGTGCCAGCAAGAGCAATGTTGAGAGTCTTATTTGGTAAACCTCCTTTCGTAATCTTGTCAAAGTATTCGAGGTCGAATGGGATTTTCGATTCTTTCCTATGATACGATTCATATCTTGCTTCATAATCATTTAGATAATCGTGACCTATATGGTTATCAAAAGATACTGATAAAGCATCTGACAAGATAGAAGGAATAGCATCTCTATTCTTTTTCTCATCCTCACCATCAGCAATATGAATTGACTCCATTAGTGCAAGATAAATTGCTCTATCCCTACACCATTTTTCAGTAGTATCTAGCAACCACTGTGGTTCTACAGCAGAGTCATGTAAAGAATTTGATATATCTCTTGTTTCCTTTATCTCAGTTTCGTTAAGATCTGTTCTATTTTCTATCTCAATATTAAGTGCTTCTATAGTTATAGCAGAATTATACTTAACAATAAAATGTATTATTTCCTGAAAAATAACTTTTTCAGATCTATCTTCAAAATAATCAGGTTGTATAAATGGAATAACTTTACGAGAATACTCTTCACTAAAAACTAGATTGCGGAGAATAGTTGTTTCAATTCGTTCCATAAGAGAAGTGTTCCTTCGCAATGTTGTCCAACTGTTCCATTATATCATCTGTGAAGTATTCTGTAGGATTCTTAAGAATTTCTTTAGCATAGATCTTCTTACCATTCATCTGATATCTTCCAGCAACATTCTTCCACATACCACCAATCTCACCAAGTTCTAGTAAACCATAGTAACGATCTAATCCTCTTGCATCATAATACAAACGTATATTTACTTCTTTGTTTTCTTTTGAGAGTCTTGATTTATGTGTCTTAGCTTTAATAATGTTTCCAATAACCTCTTTCTGATCCTTTTCCTTTTTTTTGCTGAGATAAATGATTGTACTTGCGGCATATTTGAGACCAGAGCCGCCTCCCATTTCTTTAGTTGGGACGTAAGAGCCGATAACATCGTAGGTGTGATTTGTTACTATAAGTGGAATGTTTGCTTGACCCAACTTTAAAGTTAGCATTCTGAAAGCACCTTTCACAAGTTGGGATTTAGTCATATCCCTAACCTGCTTATCATCTAAAGCATCTCTTATTTCTTTTTCTGTGGAAAGCATACCCAAAGAATCTAATACAAACATACAAGGTTTGCGTTCTTCTTCAGATGTTTTCAAGTATATATCTACAGCACGAAGTGCCTTACTTCTAAACTCTTCAATCGTTACTACATTAACCACCACTAGGCGGTTCATATCTACGCCACGAGATTCAAGTAATCCTTTATTAACAGCAGCCTCAGTATCGAAATACAAACAGTAACCGTCAGGATTGTTATCCAAAAAGTTCTTGACAACTGCGAGGGAGAAGTAAGTTTTCCCAGTACTGCTTTCACCAGCGATGGCAGTAATGCGGCTGCTAGATACACCACCAAAAATGGAACCCGACACCAATCCATTAAAGATGTATGAACCTGTGTCGATGAATCGTTCGTTTTCTTCGATGTCTGATGCAACTTGGGTGTATTCGTCACCTATCTCCTTTACTATTTCTTTTAAAAAATCCATTGTATAGCCTCAATAATATTATTATAGCATAGTGTTGTCAAATATCACACTCTACCATTTTATCACCTCCCAGTCTATAATCATCTCTAACATTTTTTAGTACAAAATAAAGTCGAGTATCACCACCAAGTGATAATGCATTGATAATAGTATCTAAATCTTTGTGATTGATAGGTAATTCCATTAAGAGAAAAATGAATCTAAAGTAGCAGTTTTTTCCACATTCCATTCTATGGCATTTAGAATAGTTCTAAGTGGTTCCACGAAACTCTTGTCAAATTGTAGATCATAATCAATGTACATATCAAGACCGAGTTCGTGAGGGAAGTCTTGAATGAATGATATAACATTCTCCTGAATAATATTTGGTTTCTTCAAATAAAGAAACTTTACTTTCTCACCATTTCCAATAGCAGAATACTTATTAGAAAGTTTTTTCTGCTTTACATAATGATTAAAAAGCAATGCACCACGTATATGTATAGGAGTTCCTTTTGAGTATATTGTAGCATATGCTTTATACTTTTGTAGATTGTTTGCTGTTCTAGGAAAGGCAATATCTTCAGGTGGAAGTTTTCTAAACTTAGTTCTACATTCTTCAATATACTTCTGAACATTCTCTTCAGTATCATTCATAATCAACTTCAGAGCATCCTTAATCATTGCCCTACAAGGTGCTGGTGTGGAGGATTTGACTGCCTCAATACCCATCATCTTTAGTTTGGGTTCTTCATATCGAACACCCTCACTATCCCATACATTCAGAATGTATCTCTTCT